GAGAAAAAGAGGCTTTATTGAAAAAGGCTATAGCAAATGGTGATTTGTCTTTTGCAATGCACAGAGTAGATGAGGCTTTAATGGATATAATTGGAGAATTAGGAGCAAGATTTGTTGAAGAATTGCTCGATGAGTTAAGAGAATTATATAAAACAACCCACTGGAAAGAGGAGGCGAGATGATAAAACTTTTAGGATCTTTCTTGGCAGCTTATGTCTGCTATAAGATTATTGTCGATATGGTAAACTATGTAAAGGAGATTGAAAATGAGTAAAGATTGGAAAAGTGTAAAAGCAAGGGCAGATGAATATGATAAATCAAACACTTGGGAACATCTAGATAAGTTTGATAATTCTCACGAGTGCGAAAGTGAAGATTTATTAGATATAACAATAAGTAATTGTTTTAAAAAAGTAGATACACTTAAAAAAGACTTAAAAGAACTCACACTTCTTTTAGGACACTTGGAAGAAAAAGCAAAAAAACTTCGTGATGACTTAAATAAAAAAGAAACTTTAGAAATAAAGTCCCTTTCAAATAATGAATACGAGGTTTATTAGGAGGCAGCTATGATAATTACACGAGAGCAGTTTAGAGGTTATAAAGCCCTCCAGGGCAAGGGAAATTTTAATATGTATGATACGAGGGTTTTACGTATCTTGAAAATTTCCCGGGATCAACATAAATTCATAATAGGTAATTATAGAAAACTAGAAAAATATTTTTCAAAGGAGAACGATGAAACAAAAAAAGAAAAAAGAAAATAAGAAATTGTCAATTAGAGATAGCCACCCCTACCCCGGTTGGTGGATTTTTGTAGGTGTTCCCTGGAGAAAGAAAAGAACTTGGATTGATCAGTATAGAAAATTCGAGTATGAAAGCGATATTTCTTAAGCTGCATTATCATCATCTAAATATTTGTAGTTCTTTATAAGATAATTACCATGAGATATTCTCTCGAATAAGCCAAATTCAATTAATCTATTGATCCAAGAATACGTAGTTTTAGGGTTTCGCCCTAATTCATCCTCTATGTAAGCCTTAATTTGGCTAATATCTAAGACTGCAGGGTATTTTTTAGAATTTATAGTTTTTGATGTTGCATAAGATTTTAAATGCTTAAATGCTTGAAATTCCGGTTTTTTCTTGATGTCTACATAATGAACACTTTCATTTTCTATAGCATTTAGTTTTTCAAAGTGTAGAGTGTCTTCATCAAATTCTAAACAGAAAGGAACATTAAGTATATCTGCTTGTTGGGATCTACACTTAGTCAGCTTAAATATTTTTAAATCGTGTGATAAATTAGATTGTGCTATTTGAATAGAATTAGAAACAAAGTCAGTAAAGGACTTACCCCCCCTGATCATATCCTTGTTCAGTGTCTTGGTTTCTTGTGTCATCTTGGTATGATGATTGATTAACATAATGCCAATGTCATATTTGTTTTTGATCTTGGCAATTTTAGATAGCAGCTTTGCTAGTTCTTGATTGTTCTGCACATCTTTTTCAGTGGAGGTGTACAGATTGTCTACGATTAGGACATCGTAGTCATTGGATACAAGTGATCCATCAATCATAGTCCAGTTATCAACAAACACCGAATTTTCGCCAATTCCTTTAATATCTAAAAGCCCAGGGTTTTTTATCTCTCCTGGAATTTGATTATACATTGTACGAAGCCTACCTCGTAATTCAGAATTTGATAACTCAAATTGTACTAACAACACTTTGTATGGTCTATTAACTTGAAACCCTAAAAATTCTGTCCCAGTAGCACAAGCAAGAGCAAACTGTAAAGCTAAGAAAGATTTACCAACCCCATCGGATCCTGCAATGGTAGTTACCCCACCTCTGGTCATAACTTTATCTACCATAATTTCTTGCTCTTCTTCTTCGCTTTCTAAGAAGTCACTGATCGTAAATATATCTAATTTTTCTCGTAAGTCATATTTCTTGCAATTTGCAATCGCTTCTTTGATTTCTTCTTCTGTTGCATCAGTTGCATCAAAACCTAAGGGAACATCCCCCCACTCTGCGATGTAAATATTAGGAACTTTCTGAATTGCAAGTTCGTAAGCAAGTTGTTCTGCCCCAGTGATACCTGGTTCATCATTATCATATAAAATTAAAATCTTTTCAAAATGACTTAACTCTTCTACACTTGGATGAGATTTCGCCCCAGTGGTAGAGGTAATGCACCCCCCTCGTATGGATTCAATACTAATAAAATCTTTCTCGCCCTCTGTGATGACAAGTAGCTTTGCTTGTTTTTTAACATTTGCTGCCGGAAACCATCTTGACTTGGTATTACCATACTGTTTGCCTTTATGCCATTTTATAAAATCTATATCCCCATCTTCATCACGATCGAAAAATACCCAAGTTGATGTATGCCAATCCCAACAAACATTTTTTAAAGCAATGTGTTTTTTCCAATGTGATGGCTTTTCTAAGGTTTCCCAGTTCTCTTTAGTGTATTTTATATACCCTAATACCAATCCTACTTGTTCATTAAATTTTTTATCTTTTTTGAATTTTTTTTGTTGCGAAAATGCCCCTACAATCGATTTTCTCGTCTGCTCTGGTATGATTTGATTGCTATTAGAAGAAATGTCGGTAGAGTTCATTTTAGAGGCTAAATCTTTAAAATTACCCCTTTGGTTGCACGAAAAGCATAAATAGTACCCATTTTGATCATGAATTGACAAACTAGGGCTATTATCTTCATGAAAAGGGCAACTTACGATGTAATTGTCGCCACTTTTCTTTACCTTATCAAAATTTTCTCTTACAAATTTTTCAACTTTATTCATAATCGTAAATCTCTTTTAATCTTCTTCCAATAATATATGGGATTTGAGGTAATACTCCATTTCCAAGTCCTTTGATTCTATCCTTATATCTGTCCAACACAAGGGCATCCCCATTAGCCACTCTACCCACATCGGGTTCATCTTCAAGGATTTGAAATTTTGGGACTTTGAAAGTTCTAGGTAATTCACTACATCTTGAAGCCTCGCCCCATAGGTCGAGTTTGGCTTGTTCTTCTTCCTCAAAATAAACCCCCCCGACTGATTCCTCTCCACTCTGTCCGGTTGAGGAGATTGTATGTTCGATGCCACTGGAGTCGGGTACTTGGTAATCTTCTCTTTCTGATGTTCCTCGTACCTCAGTTTTGTCGATAGATGTTGCATCCTTGCTTTGAAGTATTTCGGATTTTCCTTTTCCAGTTTCTCCATCTTCTCCGGAGTTGTTCCATCTTGAAATGCTTTCGGTGTCGGAAACATATTTAGGTAATTCGGAAGTTTTACCCCCCTCCAGTTGCCTTTCTTCATTTCCTCTTTCCTTAGATTTCTCTCCAAGTCTAGTGGGAAACTCGCATCCAAAGCGCAGGGAGTAGGTATTCTTCGTTGGGTAGGCGATAATCCAGAGCCTCTTGCGTAAGTGTCTTGCACCAACACTGGCTGCTGATATAATTTGCCACTCTGCATCATACCCGATTTCGGCAAGGTCGCTAAGAACTCTTGTTCCTCCCCTTTTCGTGAGCAGTTGGACATTTTCAATGAGTGCGAATCTTGGTCGTAATTCGCTAATAATTCTGTGCATTTCAAACCAAAGACCTGACCTTTTTCCATCTAAACCCTCTCCTTTACCAGCAACACTAATATCTTGACAAGGAAATCCCCCCGATATGATGTCTACTGGTTCTAAGTTATGTTTTCCAATAGTTTCTACATTGTCATATTGTGTAGCACCTGGAAATCGTTTTTTCAATAAATCTCTACACCACTCATCAATCTCGCAGTTCCATACAGTTTCTATACCTGCCATTTCAAATCCGAGATCAATCCCCCCAATGCCACTAAATAGTGATCCATGCTTCATTTTTCTGTTTCCTGTAATTCAAACACTACCTGATCAATAAAAGCACTCCATAGTTCTCCACTATATTCACATTGAGTTTTAATGACTGCTTTTTCTATCTGCTTTTCATTAAAGAGATGCTCTTTATCTATCATTGCAAGAGCATCTTTAATCTCTTTAACAGTAACAGTAGCTACGATATGCTTAATGATTCGGGGTTTCATTACTTTTCAAATCGGCTAATGTTAATATACATTGAAACACTTCCCAACCCCAATCTAGTTTTGCTAGTGGTATTGCATGATCCTCAAAGCCTTGACCAGTTTTGTCTAATCTTAGCAATCTACCCCCCACAATCTTGTTGCCAGTCTGCTTCTCATACATATATCTATAAGCAGCTAACTGTACAATAAACTCTGAGTAAAGTCCTTTGGATGATTTTAAATCTCCAATATATAACTTGCCATCAATCTCTAATATTAAGTCACAAGTCCCCCCCACCTTTAAGTCATCATCAACCAACTTGATTTCAGACTCAATGTATTTAGGTTTAAATTGACCATCCCACTCTTTAAAAGCCTCAAAACATAATTCTGCTGCTTTAATTTGATTTTTAGAATAATCATCAAGATTGGTTTCTTCTTTCTTAATAAAGTTTTCACATAGCAAGTGTGCTAATGTACCAATCTCTGCTGCTTCGTTCATTACTTTTGTAGGATCATTACCTTGCATCCCTTGTGATCTAGCCCAGTTCACTAGTATTTGTTTATTCCACCCAAGATGAGCATTAATTAAGGTAGTTACACTTTTTACTCTCTGTCCATCTGAGGTCTTATATGCTGTATGTGCTTTAGTTTTCATAAAACTCCTTTATCATTATTTTTGAAATTTTTCTAGCCTTGGAAATAAATTCATCATCAGAGTCATCTACCAACTCTTTAATCATATTAGCGATAGTTTTTTTACTATAATCACTTGCAACTCTTAAGGCATGATATGTTTCGGGATATAACCTAATTCTATGTTTGGCAGATAATGCTTTGCTTTTATGCCTAATATTATAATTTGGTTTTAGCCTTAATATTAATTTATGTTCTAATTGCTTAGCTTTATCTACTGATAAATATTTGACTTTCACATAACTCCAGGAAAGCTCGTGTTTTAATAATCTGTCAAATATATTGTTGGAATATCCAACATACTTCAAATCTTTTCTACCAGTGTACATTACATATACCCCGGCTTGTCTTTTAATTTGGTCTATATCTCTTTCAGTGTTCCACTTTATTTGCCCCATATTTCCCTCTTAACTAATAATGAGATGATCGCATAATTAGCAAGATCCAAATAAGAGTCCTCTAGTGGTTCAAACTCTACTTCCTCATCGCTAAAATCTTTTTTAAGAATATTTTGTATACGTTGTATTTTATCGTTCATCCTAAACCATATACCTAGCAATGCCATTTTTCTATCTTTCTCATCTGTCATATCTCCCCCCAGTGAGATGTTATCTGGACCATACATTGCTTGTTTAGAAAGAAATACTGCAATCATTTGAGAAGTTAGTTTCTCAAAACTTTCACAAGTCATTGGTAAATCTTCTTTTACTTTTTTTATTTTATCCATTAATCCATACTTATGTGGTTATTTAATATAAATTTTATAAGTTTTTCTAATCCTTTTTCTGTAAAACAATAATATCTCTGCCCCCTATCTCTTCGAGTCATAAGTATGTCAGAGTTCTTTTGCAAAAACCATTTAGGCAGCTCTCTTCTTCTTTTACATTGTACAATAAATTTATCTCTAAGAAACTCCATTTTTAAATCACAATCTGCAGATTCTCCTAATGATCTGCCATCAGAACCAAATGCTCGTTGAACAAATGGAGAAAAGTCTGCAAAGACATCTTCCAATGCCTTTACAGACTCATATTCAAACTGATTACCTTTTCTTTTCGATTTACTCGTCACGATTTACTCGAAAATCTCCTCGATTTGTTGAGTTAGTAAATCAGTTTCTAGCTTATTCAAGACTGATAATACTACTTTGGATCTATTTAACAGTTCTTGTTCAGTAAAACTGCCTGGAGCAATACTCCATCCGGCTACTTTTACTGCAACACCAGCAACAATAGATGCTTCTCTTTGAGAGAAAGTTCTAGTATCATTTGATGTTGTAGAATTATTAGTAGTAGTTGTAGTTGTAGCAGGTGTATCTGCATCAACTCTTTCTACTTTATGGTAAGTACCTTTAGCATTTTCTTTTTTCATTTTACCAAATTTAAATGACTCATCTCTTTTAAGACTCTCAAAAATAGGTTTTTGATTATCATTTGCAAAGTAAATCATTTCTTTGCCATCGACTTTCAATGAGTATTTAAACCAATTACCATATTGTCCAGTACCCTCACTATCTAAACCAAGAAATACTGCATCAACAACTTGACCATTACTTAACTTTAATTGATCGTTCATTATTACTCCTAATCACATTTACCCGATGCACATGAGTCGTTGCCCCTTAGACTCTCATCAGGTAGGTTGTTATTTGGGACATAATTACCAGTTAGTATATCGTGTATTTGTACTAACAAGATAAATTCTTCATATTTGTCTGCATCTATTCCAATAGAATCAATTTTGTTTTTTATAAAATCTATTAAAAAGGTTGCTTGTTTTTCGTTTAAAGATGCTTTTCTCATAACTAGTTTTTGGAAGAGGGGGGGAAAGGAAGTAGAGTAGAAAGAGATAGCCCCCCTCCCCATAATTAAAATAACTCCTTATATTCTTTTTGCAGAACAGAGCAAATCTTGTGCTTGTGATTCTCTTGAAAAGTTCTCTTTTCTTGCATCATTAGGGAAAGTAAGGAAACACTGATGTTGATTTTTCTAGCTAACCAAGATTTGCTACGTTCGATTTTGCTTAATTCATTAGATAATTTATGATATTTCATGCAACAAGAATAAACATTGCATTAATTGTTGTCAAGAGATTATTTACTTTCCTTGTCCTTTATACCTTTTTTTATAGTATTTTTTTGACATTTTATTACCAAATTTTGTGTTATGGCTTTGTCCTTGCCTCGTTTTTTTAGCACCATTACTTTTTTTGGTTCTATTTGTAAATAATGACTTCCTCATTTTTTATAAACTTTTTCTGCTCCGGCTATACCAAAGGATCCTAGAGTTACCCAAACAAATGAATTATAAATATAATCATTTACCATCAACTCTATACCTACGATACCCATAGCCAAATCAACAACACCGAATACACACATTAGTGCAAATGATAAAAATCCAATGATATTCTTTTCATTGTATTCGTTTTTGTCTTTAAATAATTCCCACATATTTTCTCCTATAATTCTTCTTCTACTGTAAATGATACAGAATAAGCTCCAGACGCTATCTGTTGAAACTTTAAATCATCTCTTGTAAATCTAACTGTAAAGTGATCAGTTCCAAGTGTGCCTGTAAAATCATTATCTTCTGCAAATAAAAAGGTATCAAATGTACCATCTACTGCATCGTGTAAGTTTTGTAATTTTGTTCTATCTGCTTCTGTTAAGTAGCTATATTTTAAGTCCCAAGACTTTCTTAAGTCATGTTTCTTAACTGTATATTTTTTGCCACTGTAAGATTTATTAACTATTACATCGTAGTTTCTTCCATAACCAATATTAATATCAACATTAGTAGATGGAGTATAGCTTGTAGAACCTTTTTTAAATCCTGCTTGTGTTATTGCCATTATATTTCCCTCATTTGTATTTTCATACTTCCTATACTTCGTGTGATAGATGTCACAAAAAACTGCTTACCATTAAAAGACTCTCCAAATGGAGCAGCAATTTGATTTGTATGATTCATTGCAACTATATCTCCTACCTCTATAATGTAAAAAGATGGATTCACAATTTCTGTTTCTATAATAATTTTTGGTACACCTTGTATTGCATTATAATAATTTGCATATCCATCGTTTTTATTACCTCCCCCCATATTACCATTAGCAGAGCCAATACCACTAACTAGCATTTCAAGTTCTTCAGTGACTACATTTTCATCGCTTTGTACATTATAATTAGTTCTAGGATTATTTGTAGTGTCTGTAAAGGTATCTTCAAATAATAGTTCATCATTGATAGGATTTCTATCATATTTAATAATTCTTTTTGTTGTAAGATTGTCAAATTCAGTAATAGAAACTTTTGTTCCTTTTACATCATCTTTGGTTAAAGTGTGATCAGTAGATTCTGTATTTTTAATATATATATATTGAGGGCTACCATCACTTGCTTTAAATCTAAAGATAAATCCCCCCTCTTTTTGACTTTGCTCTAAAATATCTAACAAGTTGGTAGATTCATTTAAATAGTAAAATACTCCCCACCCACTTCTCGCACTGTTAAGAGTAGAATAGTTTTCTGGTTCTGCAGTTATACCTGCAAACCTATAAATTAAATCTCTGTGCATTTGAGCTATATTATCAACAATATTTCCAGAGTTCCAAGATTGGTCAAATCCATCTGTTCCAGTATATAATTGTTTAACACTTCTAACTGCATTTGAATTAGCAAGATTATCATCATCAGTAATTTTAGTTTTGATGTCCAAATAAAAATCAAACAAATTCATAGTTAAGCTGCCTGGACTTTCACTTTCGCCACTAGGAACAGCCCCTTGAACTTCAAATTGAATTTCTATTTTATCTGGTATCTGTCCATTGGCATTAGAAAAGTCTGATGTATTTAATAGGTTAATTGGCGATTCAAAAGCAGCAGTTCTGTTTGCACTAACAGTATTAATAGTTTTTGTACTTGCAGATCCACCATAAGTTGCAGTTACTTTTAATCTGCCTAATAAAGTTAATCCTGGTGTTTCGTTATAGTTAGTAACACCCCACTTGATATACAAATTACACTCTTGAATTGTATGTTCTTCTTTTACTATATCTTCAATATCATATTCAAAGGTAGTAGTGGTGTTTCCTTGTGGCAATGTTAC